CCACCTGCCTCAATGCGGATTGCTGTTAATCTAATTCTAAAAGGAAGAGTAGAGCTAATAGCTACTTTTTTACTTGGAGCACTAATTATTGATGTCTTAATTGAAAATTCTTGTTCAATACGTTTTGTAAATATTGGTCTGTCTTCATAAATCTTAACAGTAGCCATTATGCAGTCACATCTTCAAGGACAATAAGTTTGCCTTGAGCTACCGTCCAAACTATTGCGTCTCCACCTAAAGAAACCTCAATATCAAATATATCATTGGTTTGAAGCACTGAAGTTTGACTTGCTGAGAGAGAAACTGTAAATTCACCAACTAGATCATCAGCATCTTGTATTGGAGTTAGTGTATGAATAAGTGTTGCTGTGTCAGTAATTTCACCAGGAACCACTGGATTGGTTGTTGGACGCTTAATCTGCATAGAAATATTCCAGTCAGGAATAACCAAAGGAACTTTAGCGTCATCAGTTAAATAAACCTTAAATGCTGCTGTGTCACCCTTAACAAAAGTCCAATTTACGAATGGTGGTCTTTCACCAATATCGTATGTAGATGCTTGTCCTCTAAATGTAGCCATTTTTATATTATACCACGATGAAAACAACAAATAAAATAATTTAAAAAAATATTACAAAAACTTGCCTTTTGGGTCAATTTCATGTTATACTTAGATAGTGCTACCAACGGGTAGCATCTTTAGTCTCTAGGAGGTTATTATTATGAGAAGAGATAAAAAGATTTGGATTGGAATCCTTGCTTCACTGGGGCTAATTGCACCACTAAGTAATGCAGCTAATGCTTTAAGTACTGAAAATAATCTGAGTAAACCAGCTATAGCTGAACCTTCAACCGCCAAGGCGGTTTTTTTGGTTTCTAAGCCTAAAAGTTTGGTAGCAGTAAAAAAGAACCTAGATGTTCTACATAAATATCAAGATGCTGTTAGTCTTACAGATCGTCAACTAAAGGAATTGCTATATGCCGTTGGTTTTCGTGGCCAAGGCTTGGTGAAGGCTTGGGCTGTAGCCAAGAAGGAGTCTAACGGACGACCACTGGCTTTTAATGGCAATGTAAAGACTGGTGATAACTCTTATGGAATATTCCAAATTAATATGCTTGGAATGTTAAAAGAAGGTCGTCAGGACAAGTTTGGAATAAACTTTAATAGTGAGCTTTTAAATCCTGTTATTAATGCACAGGTTGCATATCATATGAGTAACGGTGGAAAGAATTGGTCTGCTTGGAAAGGTATGACTCCAAGAACTAAGTTCTGGATGTCCAAGTTTCCTGCCTAAGTTTACCCAAACTTACTACTGCTAATATGATTCATTTCAATATGATTTATATTAAAATGGCTTGGCAACTCTGAAACCCATCTAATAGACTCCGCAAGATCTTCAGCAGTTAATGCTATGTCACGTTTTTCTACTTGTGTGTCAATTGTTCCTGGGCATATTTCAGTAACCTTAATTCCGTATGCAGGGAACTCTAGCCTCATTGTATCAACTAAAGCCATCATGCCTCTTTTGGCATTAATATAATTTCCACCGCTGCGATATGGAACTTTTCCTCCTAAAGAGCTGACAAATATTATTGTTGGAGAATCAGACCTTTGCATACATGGAACAAAAAGCTGAGATAGATACATTGGTCCAGATACATTTATTTCGTATGCTATTCTAAAGTTATCCATTGTTTCATTAATAAGCATTGTTGGACCTGATCCACCGCCTGCGTTGTTTACTAAAAGATCAAGTGTAATGTCTTTATATTTTTCAAAAAATGCTTTAATTTCATTAGGATTTGTAATATCCATCTTATATGTTTCAACATTATCTGATACAAGCTCATTGACCTTAGAAAGGTTTCTAGAGACAGCTATTACCTTGTAGCCACTCTCAGAAAGAAGTTTTACTGTAGCATAGCCAACGCCCTTGCTAGCCCCCGTTACTATAGCTGTTTTCATCTATTGTCCGTAGGCTGTGTACCGCCAGATAAATCGTTATACCAGTGCATAGGGATCATGTACTTAAAACCACTTTTTACAAGGTGTGCTGTATGATGATAAGGAGGAGAGGATGGGAATATAATTACGCTTCCAGCCTCTGGTTTAATTCCTATTGTTATTCTATCTGAGTCTTTTGATACATCATAGTCTTCTTCTGGCTTACCCTGAATAATTGGAGCATCTGGAGATTCTATTGTAAAGGACAACTCTCCACCCTCATAATCATCATTTAAATAAATAACTAAGGAGTATCTAAGTCTAGTGTCGCCTTCTTGTTGGTCAAAGTGTGCACCCATAAAAGTTCCAGCGCTGTACTTTTTAATGTCAAAAGCTGGAAGAATCATTGGCTCCTCCATGTCTCCTTTTGATACTGCATAGTCTTTACAGACATTGTAAAATAAGTCAGTAATTGTGTTATATATATAACTAACAGGGTTGCTATCTTTATCTGCCGTTTTTTCAAAATCAGATGGCTCAATAGTTTTTTGAGAACCATATAGATACATTTCTCCACTACAGGCTGTCCACTCATTCCACTTAGTTAAAGAAGTTCCAAAGTCTTCATTCTCAGTGGACTCAATGATCTCTATAAACTTTTTTGGATCTGGGATTGCATTTTTATAATAATATATGTTTTCTTCAAGTATTTCTCTTTGCATTACATTACTCCCATGTTAGATTTTTGAGGATACATGTCCATGTGGTTATGTATCCAGTGTCCAGGAACCATGTACTTTACACCAGACTTTACGGTATGCGCTGTATGAAAGTATGGTGCATATGCTGGAAATATAATTACGCTATTTGCTTTAGGCTTTACTCCAAAATCTATTGCTTTGTTGGCAACAGCAACATCATAGTCTAGGTCTACATGAGGGGCACCGCTAACCCATCCTTCTGAGCTATTCCATCCTCCGTCATAGTCTTTTAGCTGGAATGATATTTCTCCACCTTCACAGTCATCGTTTAAGTACATCACCAAAGAATATCTTAATGTTTGATCACCGTCTAACTGATCAAAGTGTGCGCCCATGGCCATACCAGTATTGTATTTTTTAATATTAAAAGTTGGGAACAGTCTAGGTTCATCAAAATCACCAAGAGAGGATGCGTAGTCTTTACATACATCATATAGAGTTTTCATTATTGCATCATATACGTATTTGCTTTTTTCAGCTACTTCACCATCTATTCTGCTTATTTGATTTAAGTCAAATGTTTTGGTTTCTCCATATATAAAAGTTTTATCGTTAGATGATGTCCAGCTATTCCAAAGATTAACCTCTGAGTCTTCTGGTGTGCCAAGTTCGTCAAGATCTTTAAGTGTTTTTTGAAAGGTTTCAAAATTCTCTATTGCATCTGTATAGTAATAAACCTTTGGGTCTAGCTTTTCTACATTCATCTTTTCTCCTTAGTATTTATTATTTTCATAAAAATCTGTTATCTTAATAAAACCAACCAAAACATACCTTATTGGACCTTCTCCAACATGTTTAACTCCGTGCTCAAACTCTTCATTTCCTGGAAAAATTAAAAGCGATCCTGGTTTTGGTCTTAAAGAAATATCTTTATTTTTAAAGAAAAGCTCTCCGTTTACATAGTCATCATTTAGATATAAAATAGCAGCATACTTGATTGATGGATCTGTATGTTGATCTGTATGTGATTTTAGCTCAACTCCTGTTTGCATTCTTTGTATAGTTGCAAAACCGCTTAAATTTAAAGAATTATCTGCTTCTAAAACAAGTTTGTCAAGTCTAGTATATATTGTTTTATATATTGGATCTGAAGATATGTTTAAGTTTTTATCTTCCCAGCCCTGTGTTATTTCAAATTTTCCTTCAGCAACCAGATTATCAACATCGCTTCTTCCAAACTTTTCTAAACAAAATCTTTTTAAATTAGACAAATACTCAATATACCAATCATCCTCTGGTGTTTTGTTTATAAGATCAAGGATGTAGTCTAGCTCCTCTTTGTGTAAATAGTCTTCAATTAATAAAAGGTCAGGTACTATTTCTTTTACATTAAAGTTATTTTCCTTTAATTCTTTTTCTAAAAAATTAGCCATTTTTATAATTCTTCTGCCTTATATTTGTTTCCGTCTTTATCAAGCTTCCAGCCCTGCTTTAGAAGTTCTTGCCATTCTGCTCTTTCAATTTCTTGCTTGGCTCTGGTTTCTTTCATTTCTTCTGCCCAAGCATCTCTAACTTCTTGAGGATAAGCATCTTCTTCTCTATCATCCCAAAAAGATCCAATTGTATATCTTACTCCACTTTCTATTAAAGATACTTCGTGCATATTATTAAATCCCCCGTCAAAAACAGCAAGCATTCCAACTTTTGGTTGAATCTCTATGTTCTGATCTGGGAACCTCAAAAGCCCACCTGTAAAATCATCGTTTAAATATAAGAATCCTGCATATCTGCTTCTTGTAAATGCTCCAGAGTTTCCGTGTTCATCAGTATTGTCTGAATGAATTCTTGCATATGCTCCTGGCTCCCATTTTTGGGTGTGGTATCCAATTTTAGAAATTGTTTTTGGATCAAGATCATGAACTGATGCTATTGCCTCTGGCATTTTTGCTTCAATGTCTGAAAAAATAGTTGGAGGCAATCCAGCATCAAGTACTTCTTGATCATTATCTTGTGGTAGAACAGAAGAGTATGATTCATAGAATGATATAGGCATCCAAGAAAGCGCTCCGTTATCTGCTTGAGCATCTAGGGCTTGAATCATTTTTTTACACTCTTCACTAGTAATAAAATCTTCATAGATAACGATATCTTTTGTTATTCTAGTTTTATTATTTAGATTCATTGTAATCTTACTCCATTTTCTATAACGTCTCTTTGTGGATGATCTAGTCTAAACTGTTTGTGTAATTCGGGTTGCATTTCTGCCCAAACCTCTTTACCAAATTGTTTTTCTTTTTCATACCACTCGTCGGATCCTTTTTCATATTTTTGCCAGTACATTCTTGCTAAAAATTTATTTTTATTATAAGCTGGCATTACACCATGAAGATAAGGCTTTCCATCTTCTGTTAAATAGTCTGGGTGGCCTGATGGAAACACCAACATATCTCCTGCTTCTGGCTTATATTTTACAAGTTTGTCTCCCATTACAAAGTCAACTTCTCCGCCTTCATAATCATCATTAAAATAAATTGTACAGGTGATTACAAACTTATATCCTGGAGCATCTCTTTGCTCTCTAGTATAGTCTGAATGATAGTTCATTCCAACTTTTTGATTACTATCGCTTACGTGATATTTTCCTATTGATCCACCTGACCATTGCCATGTTGGAGTTGTATATCCTTGTTCATCTATAGAGATTGCATCTTTGTCTACCTCTATGTTATTTCTGTTAATATAGTCTTCTGTAACTAGAAAAAAGTTGTCTAGCATTTCTATAAAAAAGTCTTGTTGTTCTTTTTGAGTTATTGTTGTTGGCTGAAGCTCTTTTATATTGGCATAAGGCATCATCTGATTAAAAGAAGGGAATATTGGACTTAAATATTCTCCAAAATGAGACCACTTGGTCCATGGACTAAAAAGTCTATCTTCTGACTCTACCAATGAGTCTGTTAAAATTTTGTAAGACTTCTGAATATCCCTAAACATGTTTTTATAGACAAGAATATTGGGATAAATCTCTATTGGCTCAAGGTTTTGTTTTTCCATTTACGGTTTCCTGTCCCCTGTGTGCTCTGTAATTTCCCAAAAAAATGGGCAAGTAAACCTAAGTCCACTTTTAATCTCTGTTACTCCGTGAATGTAATTCATGTCACCTGGAAAAAAGTAAGCAGCACCTTTCTTTGGCTTAAACTGAACTCCTTGGTTTGGGAAATATAATTCGCCACCTTCGTAATCTTCGTTTAAATAGAAAAGGCTTGAAAGATCGTAGTTTGGAAAATCATTTGGCAATCCAGCATCTGGCCCTTCATGCAACTCTTTGTCAGCATGAGGTTTTTGAAATTGTCCTGGAAGCCATTTAACAATAGTAGTTCCAGTTGGAGTTACTTTAACTTTATAAAATTCTTCTACAATTGGCTTAAGTCTTTGAAATAATCCCGCAATAACTGGTGATATTTTTGGGTCATTTTTGTCTAAGCTTGGTTGTGTTGCAACCCTATCTTTCCAGTACTCTGAGTCATAAACAACTGTTCCGTTTTCATTGACATGGCTTTCTGTAACATCCCAAATTGTTAAAGACTTTGCAGCCTTTTCTAAAAAGTCCATTTCTTCTTGAGTCATAAAATTTTCAAGCTCTACAATCATTTCTTTTCCACTGCCAAACCAACCAGAAGGTGTTAATGAAGGCTTTCTAACTACAACAGAAGCGTTTATATTGTCCATAATTAGATTATACCATTTCCTTTTTCTTTTGTGTTGTCCTTAACAGAAAGACGCAAAACCTTGGTTTCATGAGAGCCAACACTCTCACCTTTTTCATTTATTGCGTCCCTATACCAATCAGTCCACTTACCTGATTTATTAATTTCTTGTGCAGCTTCACCATATGATTGATGTGCCATCTGTCTTTTACGATCTGGATCTGAATAGTCAAAAATTTCAATAACGCTATTATCCATAGCAGATAAAGAAACTGGAACTATAGTGGCCAAAGGGGTTCCAGCTTTTATTGTTATTTCTTTATTAGCTGACCTTGCTTTAATTGCTAAAGGAAATGCAGTATCTAGCCATGAAGTGCTTATTAAGGAAGACATTGTTTCAAAATCTTCATTAAAATAGTTTACTGGATTAATAGTAAACATACTAACATCTTTTTCAGTTCTAAAAGTTAGTCCTGTGTGGAAGCTTACAGTAGATTGACCTCTGCCAGTATAGGTTATATCTGATCCTTGCAAAATAGTAACGTTATCAGAGCTTGTGTCATTAATTCCATTCCAAATAAAAACAATATCATCTGTACATGAAAGATTCCAACCAATCATATTTGCCTGTGTAACTGGAAAACACCTATAAGCATGTTTTTCTGGAGTCACATCCATCCAATCTCGTTTTATTGACATTGGAGAGATTATAATCTTTGAATCTAAAGATCTTTCAACAGATATATTTAACATTATTCTTCCTCTGCAACATACATTTCTGGTGTATGGAACTTTTTGTTATAATCAAGCATAGTTACGATAGAGTATTTTGTACCAGCATGTACTGGCATAGCTCTATGAGGATACATAAAGTTTGAAGGGAAAATAAAAAGATCTCCAGCTTCTGGCTTAACTGTAAGGTTCTGTAGTCTAAAGTACAGCTCTCCGCCATCATAGTCATCGTTAACATATGCAACTAAAGATACTGTACAGTTATAAGAAAACCCATGATCATGATGCTCTTGAAAGTGTTGTCCTGGACCATATTTAATGAAGTTAAATGCTTCCCAGTACTTTAAATTCATAATGTTAAACTGTTGTCTATAATCTTCAACTGCTGGAAACTGTGCATCATAAACATCTTGCCATAAAGATTGAAGGTTTAATGATGTTTCGCTAGTGTCGTTTTCAATGTCTGTTTTTTTAAACTTAAAGTCATTGCAATCTCTATACTCTGGCATTAATTGCTTATAGCCAACATATGCTGGATACCAGTGATAGCCAGTTGTGTCACCTTCTGGCTTTAAGTTTGCCTCAATTCTTTCAATTACTTTAATTTCATCCTTTATTACATTTTTATAGCAAATGATTCCATTGCCGTAGTCTATCTTATCTGTCCAAGTTTTCATTATTACCCCTTTTATTTGTATTCTCTTCTAGACCAAACTTTATTTTTATAAATACCGCCGTCTGGTTGGCGGAAAAGTTTTACATTTTCGGTTCTTTCTTTGTATATTGTTTCTGAGTCTAATATTTCTAACTGATGATCCCAGTTTTCTCTTTTAAATGGCAATATCTGCATATACGGTGTTCCTGCTGGAATAGTTCCTTCCCAATCCTTAATTAAAAAAAATGGAAAAGTTCCAAGCTGATGAACTTTATCACTATCAACAACCCCTGTAGTATTTAAAAAAGGTAAATCAAACCTATTCATTGGTTGCATGAATAGAGCACTATATCCATCTGGTAACTGTAATCCCCAATCAGAAAACCAGGCAAAATGAGTTTTATGATAGCCCTTTGGTTGTTCAAATTGTGCCATTTCTGATCTTTGCGTACAAAAATCTTTGTGTTTTTGATCATCAATTTTAACGTCTATTATTCCATACGCATTTTTAAAAAAAGTAATATCACATGGAGTTTTTAAAACATAGCCTGTTGAAAAAGCATCCATAATTGCTGGGCAAGCTTTCCATGTTGGAATTTTTCCATAATCGCTGGTTGTACCTTCTTTTGGAAAAGGGCAAACTTGTGCTGATGCTTCGTAGTATTCACCATTAACTTTTTTTGCAAATCTATCTGCTTTTTTATACCATTCTGGAATCGTATCCTGTGTTGGTGAAGGAACAGACTTGCTATCTTTGTTTAGCCATGGCCTAAAAGATCTAAAAACTACATTTTGTGAATTCATAGATTTTACTTGTGCCCTAGTTCATTTATATCTGTCATAACAACAACACAATATTTTGTTCCTGACTCCATAGGCAGAGAGGCATGCTCGTATATGTAGTTAGATGGAAAAATTGCAATGTCTCCAACTTTTGGTTTATAGACTAAGTTGTCTAATCTTGGAAACTTTAGATCTCCTCCAACATAGTCATCATTTATATATATTACAGCAGAAACGGTGCAATTATATGCTGGACCGTGATCAGCATGAATATTAAAGTGTGTTCCTACACCTTCATATTTTACAAAGTTAAATGCCTCATAATACACTACACTTATTCCCCAGTATTTAGCATAGTCATCTATACAGTATTTTAGTTTTTGATATATCTCTTCATGTAGATCTAGTAGATGCTCATTGTCGCTATTTCGTGGTCCTAAATTTTCTTGCTTGTACTTAAAATCAACGCAGTCTCTTGCTTTTTTAATTGGGTTTGGAGAATTTGTAACTGTAGCATCTGACCAATTATAAACTTTATCATTTCCAAGGTTTGACTCTAAAGTGTTAATGTATCTGTTAGCATCATCTAAAGAAAATGTATTTTTATACATGTGTAGACCTAAAGCTAAATTTTCAACAGAGATTCCATTATCTAAAAATCTTTCTGCTACACGATTAGAAACAGTTTCTGACCTGTCTTTAGTAAACCAAGGATTTTTATTTTCATCTTGTTCATACATTAAATATACCCCCCAATAATTTAATTTAAGTATACCATAATTCAAGTAAAACTTTTTTAACAAAAAAAACCCTAATGAATGTTTTATTTAAACAAACACTAGGGAATTTTTATCTCTTAGACGAAGAATCCTCCACCTGGTGATCCGAATCCTGGGAAGAACGGTCCAACGAATCCTGGGAAGAACGGGAAGAACGGTGGGAAGAATGGAGGTAGTGGTGCAAATGATGGGAAGAACGGGAAGAACGGGAAGAACGGTGGGAAGAATGGGAAGAACGGTGGGAAGAATGGGAAGAAAGGAGGGAAGAATGGGAAGAATGGAGGGAAGAAAGGTGGGAAGAAAGGAGGGAAGAACGGAAAGAATGGAGGGAAGAACGGTGGGAAGAATGGAGGGAAAAATGGAGGAAAGAATGGAGAAGCAGCAGAAGTTGTAACATCTTGGACAACACCTGGTGTA